ACGATTCTGAGTTTCAGTTGCAGCTTCTCTTAGACCAGCATAGGCTGCATCTTGTTGTTCTTTACTGAAGAAGTTCTTACGGAATTTAAAAATGATTCTACGCTCATCCATTCCTTGTTCACAAGATGAACAATCGTTAGGAACATCACAATCAGCCTGTGTAGCCAAGTCGCAATTTGGTGGTGCGTACACATCGCAGTCTTCTTCAACAAGAATATCATAATGCGATTCATCAACAAACTGCCCGAGCAAATGCGCACAGTCATATTTTCTTTCTGCGACAATAACTTTAACTGCCATTTTTATTCTCCTTAAAACTTAAATCCACTAAATTCGTTTTCACTATGTAGTCTTTTTCCAAAATCACTTCTGTCAAATACAGGACTATCATCATCTTGTCCTGCATCAGCCAATCCAGATTGCGCAGAAACTTCAACATCATACAACTTCATTTTACTTCTGTCAATACCAATAACGAAACGCTTATAGAAGTTTGGATCGTTATATCGATTCTTCAACTGCTTCACGATAATCTGATTCAGTTGTTCTAGTTCTTCATTGCTTACAAGTGCGAACATAAAATCAGCTGTCGCAGGTAAGCCAAATGATTCTGAAGTATCTTCAAGTCCTGGGTCTGAGTTTGTAAATCCAGATCTAGTTGTTTGAGTTGCACTAACAATAGGTACGTTGTATTCAACAGCCAATCCCCTTAACTCTTCAGCAATCGCCTTAATATATGTATAAGAGTTTACACCATGCGTTTGTTTCATTCTTGACGAAGCACAAATATTCAGATAATCAACAAAGATAATCTCTGGAGTAAATTCTCTTTTCAACTTTAACTCTTCCAATAATGCACGGAAGTGACCAGCGTGTGCACCTGCAGTTGGATATTCTTTGACAATCAATGTTCCTTGAGTCTTAGTAGCAATCTTCTGCAGTCTAGAATCAAAGATATCCTTGTCAATCACTTTCAATTCATCCATAGTCAGGTTAAGTAAGTTCGCATCAATACGTTCTGCGATTCTTTCTTCAGCCATCTCCATTGTTATGTATAAAACATTTTTACCTTGCATCAGAACACTGGCTGCAACATGACACATAAACAACGACTTACCAACACCTGTTCCTGCCAAAGCAATATTCAAAGTTTTCTTGCTGAGTCCACCTTTGGTGATTTTATTGAACATCTCAAGATCGAAAGCAATTTTCTCTTCAACCCTGTGATAAAAATCATACCTATCATCAGCATCTTGAATGTAGTCATGACCAACATGATTATCAAAGCAAACACCAAGTGCTTCGCTAAGAATAGTAGGGATCGCATCTTGCTGATGAACTTTGTCCCTACCATCGATAATCTGGATTGATTTAAGAATTGCATTATACACTGCCTTATCTTTACAAAATTTCTCAGTCTGACCAATCAACCATTCTTCATTTGGTTCTTTGTTAGTCAATTCCTTAGCATACTGTAAATATTCAGGAACTTCTTTATCAGTTAAACCCTTAAGATTATTAATCTCTATAGCCAGAATTTCTGGGGATGCTGGTTTATTATACTGCTCAAAGAACTGCACTAAAATTTTAGCAATCGCATTTTCTTTTCTATCAGAAAAATAGTCAGTCTTTAAATGGGGTACTACCTTACGACAATACTCCTCATTGTGAATCAGGTTCGAAAGGATCGCCTGTTCTATTCTCATCAATACCACCCGTATACGTTAAATTGTTATTAGCAATACCTTCATGAATAAGTTCTTGAAGTATGTCACATGTATTTCTCAAATGGTTTCATATCTGTGATGATTTTATCATTGTAATCAAGAACTTCATATTCAAAATGAATCTTTAGTTTATCATTGACTTCGTCTTCGTCAAAACTAACTTTACCATATTGGTATATTATACCTTCATATGCACCATCTGTCAACTTTATCGCATCATGTCCAGTTGTTCGATTTTGCACAGTCACATAATTTTTCATATTACTCATCATCTAAAGCAGCAAGTTCTGCATCAATATCATCATCTTTTAGAATTTCAGTGGCAGAAACTTGATACTTGTTTCTCACAAACTCATAGAAAGATTTTTGTTGTAATACTGGCAACCAGAAATCTTTGCTGTCTGTTTCTTTTAGGCGATATTTCTTTTCATCAACTTCGCCTGTTTCTTTATCTACCTTTTGATACCAACCATTGGAAGGTTTGATGACATGTCCAGATTCAAGTGCAATGTCGAGTAAACCAGACCAACGGCTAATACCACCATCAAAAGATACGCTAACAGGGATTTTAGATTTTTCACGGACATATCTACTCTTTTCTACGTTAATAATAAAGTTGTATCCAACAACCTCAGTTCCTTCTTTCTCTTGCTGACGACCAAGGATAAAAATATTGTCAGCTGAATAATAAGATCCAGTTCCACCACCAACGATATCTTTCGGGAACATACCGATCTCTTTATATGTATGATTAACAACAACTAGAGGAATATCTTTGATAGTCAAGTGTGGTGTAACCATACGGAACAATGACTTCATTTGTTTTGCTCGACTCATGTCAGCAACTGCTTTTTGTTCCAACGCATCTTCAACTTCTTTCTTAGATGCAAGGTTACCAATAGAATCGATAACAATAATTACATGATCACCACGTTCAATATTGTTTAATTGTTGCATAATGTCAAACTTCAATTGCTCAACATCAGTCACAGGAGTATGAACAACTCGCTCGGTATCAATACCGAAACTATCAAAATAAGATTGCGGTGTTCCAAACTCAGAATCATAGAATAGAACTACACCATCATCATATTTTTCAAGATACGCTTTAGCCATCAAAAGACTGAATGCAGTCTTGAAGTGTTTGCTCGGACCAGCCCACATAGTCAATCCTGGAGTAAGACCACCATCCAAACGACCAGATAATGCAACATTGATTACTGGGATGGAAGTTGGGATCATGTCCTTCTTGGTGAAGAACTTTGACTGCGATAAAATTGCAGTATCTTTAATAGTGCTATTCTTTTTAATTTTGTCTAGTATGCTCATTTTTCAACTCCTAAAATTTTATTATACACGAAGTATGGTTATTTGTAAAGTTTATTTTGTGGGTTAGATTTGTGATGTGGAACATCGAAAACAAAGGTTACCCGAACTTCATTGCCAACATTTTCAGTTCCATGTGGCAATTTATTGTTAAACCATAAGAGAGTTCCTGGCTCTACTATGTATTCCTCATCCCCAACCATGTATTTGTATCTACCTGCGATAGATAAATGATAACGATCTCTAGTCTGATAGTAGCTACCAACGTCTATATGTTTGCCA